TGGCCTTCCACGACAGTTTCTTGATCGCGCCGCCGTTGGCCTTGTTGATCTCGCCCAGCATCTCCTCGCGGTAACGCTTGGCAGTCTCGTCGTCGTTGAATGCCTTGATCTTATGCACGGCGCCTCCTTTTTTCTTGAGGTACTGCTTGCCACGCAGCACATCTTCCATCACTTGCCGAGGGTTCTGCCCGGTCTGCTCTGCGGTGCGCCGAATCATGCGCTCCAAGTTGTCGATATAGAGTTCCGGCTTGGTCTTCAGAGCCGTCACATCAGCGGAGCCATACCAACCCAATGCCTGCGCTTCAGCGGGCGCGACACCCTTGCGTTTGGCTGCGCGTTGCCAGAGGTCTTCGAAGCCAGCATACTCTGAACCAGAGGGAGCGGCTTCCCAAAAGCCGGGGCGTTCTTTTGCCTGCTTCAGGCTCAACTTGCCCGACTCAACATCCTTGCGAGGGAAGTGCGTCGCAATGACGTTGCCCTCTTCATCCTTCTCGACCAACTTGGACGCCAGCCAGCGGGGATCGCCACGCTCGATGATCGGGCCGCGCACTGCATTGACATCCACCGTCACCGGCTTGAGGTTGCCCAGCAGGTTCTCATAGAAGGTGCCTAACTTGCGCTCGGGCGGCAAGGCGCCTGCAATGTCCCCGGCGGCGATCTGCTTACCACGCTTGAAGATGTCGCCCTGCGCCAGCGATCCATATCCGGGCGGCAACTCGATGGCCGTGCCCTGCGGTGCAGCCTCTTTGCCGCGCTTGATCTTGTTGGTCAGCAGGAATGCGTCTTCCGGCAATCCGCCGGATTGACTCAGGTGCCAGAGGTAGGAACCCATTCGGTTTTGCTGATCGACCGGGTTACGTTGAGACGCCGAGGCCATCTGGGCCATGAAGGCGTCGAACTCCTTCGGACTCATGCCGATGTCCATGGCGACCTGCCGTAGCGGCTCGGTGCCGTACCACTCACGCATTCCCAGTTCCTCGCCCTTCTCGATCAGGGTGTTGACCTTCTTGCGTGCCGTGGGAGAGTCGAGCAGGTCTTGCATCCGCTCGGTGTATTTGGGTGACTTGCCTGCGGCCCTCGCCTTGTCAACTCCCGGCATCCGGGGCAGGTCTTTCTGTTCGCGGGGTGTGTACATCCCCTGATCTCGGGGCATCAGGGGCAAGCCAGTACCAGATGGCGTTGTCATCGGCGCCTGCTTCGATTGCAGGATTGCCTCCATCTTTTTTGATTCTTTTGCCGCCTTTTCAGCGGCGAGAGCGGCCTCGGCTTCCTTTTCGGCCTGCTTAAATACCTTTGCGAATTTCAGACCAGTGGTTACCGGATCAGCCATGTTGCCCCCTTACACCGCATATGGATTGACGCGCTTCGGCATTGCGTCGAAATAGTCGTCCTCGTCATCATAACGAGGCTCGGGATTTATATCTAGCCATCCGCTGTCTTTCAAATACCGAATTGCCTGCGTGGCCGAATCCACATAATCGTCATGCGATGAATCAGGGAATGAACACAATTGCGACAGGAAACCCTCGCACCAATCCTTCACATAACCCTTACGCACGCTGCTCTCCGGCAACCAGACGCGGCCAGTGGCGAAGATCGACGCAGTGATCTGGAGTCGCTGCATCTTGTCGGCCTTGCCCGGGTTCCACGGGACGACAGGCAGGTGGGCGTGGCGCAACTCCTGAATGAGCGAGATGCCTGCGGCCTTGTCCTCCACGATGATCAGGTCGGGCCGCTTGGCGTTCTTTCCCTCACCGTAGGACACCCGCCACTCGTCCAGCACCTTGGGCTTGAGTTTGGGGAAGTCCAGATGCTCGGCCCAGCAATCGATCAGCAGCACCGACATCGGGCCGTCCAGAGGCTTGAAGACGCCCCATGTGGTCATGGCCGTCGGGTCGTTGTACGTCTTCTCTGAGAAGGCGCAGTCGTAGGACTGCACGATGAACTCGAACTTGGGGAACTCCTTACCCGCAGGCCAGAGGCGGAACATATCCCGGGAGACGACCTTGCCGTCTTCGAGGTCAACGATCTCGCCCAGCACCTCTTGCAGGTACAACTTGCTGCCCTTGTACTGCTCCAACTGCTTGCGGAAGGTGGGCGCGAGGTTGTCGGCGTTCTCGTAGGTCGAGGCGCGGTCGATAACCACATCGTCACCCTCCCGGCCAACCAGTTCGAGGATCAAGTCCTTGGGGCGCGGCGTGGTGGTCACAATGACCTTGGGGCTGTCACCCAGACGCAGACCGAACTGCATCATGTCCCACGCCTCTTGGATGTACTGGAAGGCGGCTAACTCGTCGCACCATGCAAAGTGGAACTGAGGGCCGCGCAGACGCTCGTATGAGTCCGCTGAGATGCCCCGGATGATTGAGCCGTTCGACAGTTTGATCTGGTGATCCTGCTTGTTGTAGTCGAGGATCAACTGGGGCGGGATGCAGGCCAAGAGTCCCGACTGCCCCTCAAAGCAGGTGAACTTCAAGTCGTTACTGGTCGGCGCCAGCACCAGCGCCCGGGAGCCGGGGATCAGCCAGCACCACCACCACAGGGCTTCGGCGGCGGAGCGGGTCTTACCCGCGCCCCGTCCGGCCAGCATCATCCAAACGTGATAGTCCTGCTCCAGCGGCGGCGGTATCTGGTACCGGTGGGCACCGGACACCCACTGGGTATGGGCGAGGATCGCTACCCTGTTCGCCTCGTCCAGTGAGTCGAACTCTTGCGCCAGTTCGGCGTCAAGGTGTTCACTCAGTGACACGCTTGCCCATTTCCATGTTGCGGATCAACTCGAAGAGGCGGCTGCTGCCGACCTCCTCGGTCTTGATCGGGGCGCCGTTGATGTCTCCGGTGATGACCGTCTTGTCCCCGTACTTCTCTGGGCGCCACTTCGCCAGCAACTTCAGGCGGGTCTCGATCTGGAGTTTGCGATGCCCCAGCATATCCTCGATGGTCGTGGTCGCGCCCTGATCGCTCATGGTCTGCTTCTGGCCCATCTGCGGCGTATCCGCAATTTGCAGGCACTCTTCAGCGATGGCGTCGTAGCCGACCTCCCGTGCGCGTGCGATGTGTGCAGAAAGATCGTCATCGCGGGCCATCCAAAAGTACACATTCCTCCACGCTGGCATTCCCTCCATACGGCATATCTGTCTCAGGGGTACTCCCTCAGAGAGCAGTTCGCATATCTTGGTTGCTATTGCGGGGTCGTATGAACTGGGCCTGCCTGTAGCCTTCTTTACTTCGGCTTCGGCGGCCATGATGACCTTAGTGACGGCGGAGCGTGCCTTAGCCTGCTCTGAGGCTTTGCGGGGCTTTCTCGGCTGTTTTGGCGTTTCGGGCGTCATCCCTATTCCTCCATGCGAATTGATTGACTGTGGATAAGTTTAATCGATTCGCTTTCGGTGCGCCAGAACTTCGCCCCCGTTTTGTTTCATCGGGCGGGGAAACCGATTCGCTATCAGTTCGCTGGCGACTCGCTTGACTCGATCAACTCGGGCTGCTCCGGCTGGCGGTACTGCTCGATCTCGATGCCACTCGTCAGTGCCTTCACCAGATCATCCTGAGACGCCACACGCACGGTCAGCAGCGTGTTCGCCACATGACTCAGTGCCTGCTGCCGCAGGGATGCCTTGATCAGGCGGATTTTGTTGTCGGGCGTGCCGACCAGATAAATGCGTTGCTGTGCCATTGCCGCTCCAATCTTTTATTGGGTTTTGTTGTGGGTGAAATTATACCACTTCCACCAGAAATGGGAAGACCCACTCGTGGTGGGCCTCCGGTTTTGTTAGAGGGGCACCACCCCTTGAATAACCGAGTCGGTTGTGTTTCGCTGTTGATTCGCAACACATTCGCTTTTTACATGAAGCAGAGTATAAGCACGAACAGTGTGAATGCAAACCCCCCAAGGATTTTCTCGCCCAGTGTCTCTTCCCTCCAACCGCGCTGGCTGGGCAAATCCTTCATCATCTCGTCGATCTCTTGCTTAGTCATTTCTTTTCTCCTATGGTGTGTGCGGCGTTCATGCCGCTCATAAATACTGCGGCCAGTGCCTGCTGGAAGGTGCAACCCCCATTGGTCATGGCCGCAAAAATGTCGATGGCCTCAGCCTCAATGAACTCCCGGGCCTCACGCGAACCCAAGCGAGTCATCTCCATACCCCTTGGGTTGTTGCGTGCCATCGTCGGTCGAATAGAACTCATCACCACCTCCAATTGAGTAAAACCAGTGCCACGATCAGGAGCAGCGCCACGCTGTACCAGATCACCACCAACTGACCCACGCTACCGCCCCTCATGTCTCAGCGTCCAAGAACTCTTGCTGGCCGATCTTGTGCGGCCCGCCGTTGATCCGGTATTGCAGGTTGCCCTCTTCGCGCAGTGCCCAGACCACCAGCCACGACAGCACCTCGGCCTTCAGGGTCTCGCCACACTCGACCACATCCCAGAACTTGATGCCGTCGACCTCGCGCTCGGTCACGATGGACTTGACCTTGTCCGGGCGCATCCACAGGGGCAGCGTCGGCTCGGACAGCCAGACGCACTTGTAGGTCTTGCAGGGACTCTCCGGGCGGTGCTCGTAGATGCCGCAGGTGCCTTGCAGGAAGAAGCAGGGCTTGCCCGGGTGAAAGACCTCACCGTGGGCCTCGCCTGACAGCCAGCCCTTACAGCACTCAGCACAGTCCCCACAGGAACGCTCAGGAAGGATCGGAATCGTCGTCATACCCAGACCCTCACAGGACGGGCCTCTGGGGCGTTTTTCTGGGGCGGCTGGGGCGCTGGTATGGACAAGGCCAAGAAAAGCGCATACAGGCCGCAAAACAGGGCCGCAGCCACGGCCACAGCGATCAGGTTGTCTCTCATTTTTTCCCTCTTATTCATCTTCGTCCTCCGACAGTTCAGCAATGCAATCTTTGTAATCGCGCCACCTCACACCGTACAAGGCTTCAAGACGGCCAAAACCGTCAGGGTACTCACCCCAGTCCAAGTATTCGCCGCTCCCGCCGTCGGCGTACATATTGTGTTTGTAGCGTCCACCGTTGACCGCCCACTGGCAGGCATCCAACAGTTCTTGAGGCGTGAATTCGAAATCCGGGTCTTCTGGGTCACACAGGTAGTCGCGCACATTGAGCATGATGCGCTTGACATCATCCGGCGTTGCATTGAATCCCCTGATGGCGTACTTCCCCCAGACCTCGGCGTGGGTGTCGCGCACACCGTCAATGGTGTAGGCACGCTGTGCAATCTTCTCGTCGAGGTTCTCGACTGGCTTGTCGCACTCCACCCGCACCACGACATAGACGGTATTCACTCGCGTACCTCTTCCACGGTGACGCGGTACTTCTTGCCGAAGCGGTCTTCGACATCGATGGTTTTCTTGGTGCTGCGGAACGATCCCTCGGGCGACAGATCGAGTTGCGGGCGACCGACGCTGGCAAGCAACTTCTCGGTGTCGTTGGCCTTGAGGTTGCCGACGATCAGGTGCGCGATGTAGTCGCAGTAGGCGGTGTAGGACTTCGGCAGGTTGTCAAAAAACTGCTTGACGATGGTGTCCATGGTTTCAAAGTGGGTCATGGTTTTCTCCTCAGTTAAAGTATTCGGCGATTTCGGATTCGATGCGGCTCTCATCCTTGCTGGACAACTTGCGCTCAAGCCATGCGGCCTTGTAGCCCTTGCGGTCGAGGACTTCCCACTCGCTCTCGGTGTAGCCGTAATAGTCCCAGTCGCTGGCTGCGTGGTAGGAATACGAACCCTTGACGCGATTGAAGTCGATCACACCGATCAGGCAGGGGATGCCTGCGATGGTGGACTCGACTTCTGCGATGTAGTGTTGCTTTGCCATTTCGCTTCTCCTTCGCTGTTGGTGGTTTAATTATACATTAAACGAAGGGGGATGCAACCCCCTCCGATCACAAAACCTTCGGGCGCTGGATCACAGTCTGGCGCGTGTTGTTGTACAGGGTGTGATCCTTAACGGTAGCCTTGACGGTCTTGGTATCGCCCACAGCGCCGAGGTCGGTCAAACCCTTGTAGGTCACCACATTGCCCTC